ATAGCATTTCGAGTTCTTCATAAATTTTGCAGGTTTATTGCATTGCACATTTTTCTCAATTTCACAGCATTTTGCATCGACTTTTTGAGCCAAGTTAATAATATCCCATTTCAAAATAGAAATCTTATTGGCGTGTTCATCGTCTTTTTGTAAAAGGCAGAATGCTAAATTTTTAATTCCAACATCTATGCTAAGTATTTTCATTTTATACACTGTTGATATAATATAAAAAACTTGTTTATATTATAAAATGAATTCTAGTATTTTAAATCATTTTTGAACCGTAAAAGTACCACAAGACAATGGATAAAACACTTCCTACAATGAATCCATTTCCCGCGGATTTAAGTGTTTTACCGAAGAAATAGTAGAATGCGAGAGGAGTCAGAATATAAGAAAGCAAAATGTAAAAAAGCATAATCGAGAGAAAAGTTGCGAATTTGGAGGACATATCTTTAAGTTATAAACAGAATATATTTTTAGGGAATATAAAGACTCAGGGTCTTCTCTCGAGGTTTTACTTTTGAGAGATGAGAAGAACGCCAAAAATGGTTAGGAACACGCCCGCTATTTGTTTCCACGAGTACCTTTCTTCAAAAAGGAATATTCCCACAAGAATTAATGAAATAGTGGATGCAGTTCGCATAAACATTGAGTTTATCAGTGGTGTATTGTAGTTCTTATCAAATTCATAAATAAAAATAGAAGAACCAATTGCTAAAAATGCCATCACAAATAGTGCACCTAGTTGAGTAAATGAAAGACTCCTGTAATTTTTGAATGTCTCTATAAGAGGTTTTGATTTATTAAATAACAGCTGGTATACAAAAAATACAAAGACTATTGAAAAAATTATAAAAGTATTGATAAATAGTAAATCATGCGCATTCAAAGTGGTTAATACATGTTTTCGAAAATAAGGTGTAAATGATTTTAATATACTTAGTCCAAACATATAATTATACATTGTTCTTATATATACTTGACAAGTTATTTTTGTCAACTATATATGGCTGCAATGGTTCTGCTTTCATTTATTCTAGCGTAAGCACTTCTAATATAATCCAATGTAGAGAAACAGCGTATAAGAAAACGGTCAAACCCGTTAAACAATGGGAAAAAAGGCGACCGTCCGTGAAGAGCTCGTCGATTATCAATTATTATCATTTCCCCCGGTCTAAGATTGTGTGAATTTCGATGTTTGTAATAAATGTCCACTATTTTTTTTATCATTTTTTTAGATTCTTCGCAAATCCCTGTCATTAAATCTTGGTCAAAGGTGATGCGTGGGTCCTCATCGGGCCCAGTTAGAATCGCAAGGGGGCCTCTTACATCACCTTCAATGAATTCGTGACCATTCAATTTAAAAGACAAGTCGACGCCCGTTTTCCACAATGGTCTTCTAAGAAGGTCCATTTCATCATTTGTAATGTTGTCCATTATTTTTCCAACCGGCAAAATATAAGTATTTGCGTTACTATCTCCTCTTAAACACGATAAACTAAGAAAATCGGGCCTCAGTTTAGAAAACGCTTGTTCCGTGTGAATCTCCAGTTCTGTGTTACTACCTAAACTTGTTTGAACTGTGGACATTGACTTTATGGGAACAACATCTTGAAACAAACGGCCATAACCCTCTGCTTCATATGCAATTAAATCACTAAAAACACTGATTAAAATGGCTTGCATCCGAGCCAATAATGTTTTTTCGCCAACTTTGAACTTATTACCACTAGGCGTTTGGGGTGCATTTTCAACAGGAAGATTCTTTAAAAGAAAATAACCGGTTTGAGAACCATTTACTGAAAAGTGCATTAAAGAATTTTTAATGTAATTGGGAATTAAATTAGATAATTGTTTTGCTTTCTTACAAAACAAATCAGGATTTTCAGATGGATTTTCAGTTAAATCGTGCGCTAATTTCAAGAGCAGAGCAACATCGTTTTGTGTAAGTTCGATTATGCATTGCACATCGTTTTTCATTATTTTTTTATATTTTAAAAAGATAATAATTGCTGAAATATTATGCGTTTTGTGAAGAAGGCACAGTAATAGAGGGAGATATCATTCTGGCTTGCAATTGTTCTCTCGACAAATAAGGATTCTTTAAATCGCTTGTAGGGTATCCAAAGCCAGGAGCCCTGGTGTCCATCACTGAGCTGAACATATAAGGCACATTGGAAGAAGGAGTAGCATTTGTTTGAATGTGAGGATTCAATCCCAAATCAGTGCAAGCCTCTTGGTTATTGTATTTCATAATTTGAAGAGCATTGTTGGTTAAAAATTGACGATATTCCCAACTGGATTTAATATGTTCTTGTTTTTGTATGCGTTCATTGACGACGGCTTCGGGTTGCCACGATGCATAGTTTCTTCCGTCGGCCATAATAGGAGGAAAATTGAAATGAATATTGTTTGATCCACTGTAACAAGTTGCCCAAGACATAATATATAATATCATAAGAAAATTATATATTATTTGTTGTTTACTATTTACTCAGAGGTGAGTAATTTTAAAAGCTCATTCTTTTTGAGCTTGGAAGAATCGGTTGCTAGACCCTTTTCAACTACTACACTTCTTAATTTGTTGAGAGACATTTTCTTGTAATCATAGGTCTCTGAATCCTTTTGGGATTCCTCTAAACTAGAAATATCAATCGATTTAATGAATTCAGTATTTGTCAGCGTCAATGTCTCGGTATCAGCATTTTCAAGACCCACTTCGTCTAAATTTTCATCATTCACGCTTTCTAAATCATCGTCCAGTTCAGAATTGGAAGAAGTGCCTTCACCTAATTCCTCCTCTTCTAATGCCTCACAATGAAAACTGGCTTCGAGTGTTTCGCCCATATTAATGGTTTTGATATTTTGTTTACCATCTTCCTCTTCATCGTCTTCATCGTCTTCATCGTCTTCATCGTCTTCATCTTCATCGTCTTCATCTTCATCGTCTTCATCTTCATCGTCTTCATCTTCATCATCTTCATCATCTTCGTTGTCAGACACTTGTATTAGATTATCATCAGACTGTGCAAAACTACCCGCAACCGGCGCTGAACCTCCTGTTTGAGCAAATGCGTTAGACGATAAGATTTGTACTCGAGACCTAACAAAGTTGAGTTCTTCTGCCATAGTAGAAACAAGTCCTAACATAGAAGCAATTTTGTGATTTTGCTCATTCATCTTTTGCATAAAAAACATTCCAACGGCTCCTACAAGGAGTAACATAATTCCTAAACAAATTAAAGTGGATGTGGATAAAATATCGGTCAATCCCATTATTAGTCTTTAAATATATATTTTTCTTTCCAAGGGAACGAATTAAAATCTTCGACTATTTAAAAAGTTTTGTAGACTTGTAAAATTATAAAGATGAGTTTGCTATTATTTCTTCAGGATACTCCATATCTTCTAGAACCTTTATTCCACCGCGAACATTTGATATTCCCTTTTTCAATAAATATGTGTAATTAAACTTTTTTGATAATGTATCAGTCTCATCTTTTATGGTTTGCATATAATAATTCTCAAATCTAGCATTTTTCCCTAAATGAGTGCATAAATCAAAGAAATGTGTGGTAAGTAAACAATTTACACCATTATACTTTGATAAATAAGTCATAAATGCACCAGCACTAGCAACTGCTTCATCGGGATTTGTTCCTGAATATAATTCATCAAACACACAAAAGTGTGCGTCTTTTGGGTTCAAATGTATAATATCAATTATTTCTTTGCATCGGCGTGCTTCGGCCTGAAATAAACTATCTCTTCCTGAAGTATCCGGAATATTCAAGTAACAATGAATGTGATTGTAAGGAGTTAATGAAGCCGAAGTATAAAAACCACAGCCCATTTGTTGTGTGATAATAATATTGATGAGAGAAGACTTTAATATGGTGGTTTTTCCTGAAGCATTAGGCCCTGTAACTATTACATTTTTATTTATATTTATATTGTTGCAAATAGGATTAGAATTGATTAATGCAGGATAATATGATTTTGAAAACTTTGCAGAAGACTTTTTTGATTTCTTCGTAAACTTTTGAAATTTGGCAAAATGAATGTTCTTCTTTTTTGTATTATCAACCAATCCTTCCAATGCATCAGTGTAACCATTGAATCCAAAGGAATATAAAAATGCATCATTGTATTCTTTGCTATCGTATAACTCGTAAAAGCATTTCAATATATGACCAAATTGCATAACCTTTTTAACAGATAATTTATATTCGTCGATTTTTTCGAGTTTTTCTTTAAATTGTTTAAGAATTACTATATTTTCTTTTAAAGTTTGATTGAATTGGGAGTAGGTTGATAAACTGGTTGACTGTAAAAGGAAGTTGTTTGCATTATTCTCAGTGTATTGTATATAATTTTTTATATCGTGTAAATGCAAATGTATTTTTTTCATATTATTATTAAATCGAATGCATGTTAGCACATTTTGATAAATAGAAAATATGTAAAAGGCTGCACTGACTAGAAGATACATTTTTTCGTCCAATTTGACAGAGTTGAACTTGGTAAAAAGTTTACCTATTGCGTGATTGGATGCAACCACCTTCAATACTTCAATGTACTCGGAGAAAGACAAATTCACTCCTTTCATTTGTATCACAAAGAATGGAATTATTAGGATGATAAAAGGCACAAAAAAGGACATCACTGGCGACGACAAATTATAAATGCTAAGTATTTGAAGAAAGTTGCCGTCTTTATTTAAAAAGTCCCAAAAAGGCCAATCTATATATTGATATTTCTCTTTGAAACCAGTATCATTCTTGATTTCATCCCATAACTCTATTATGTGTTCAAATTCAGGTCTGAATATTTCCCCTTCAATTGATTTGTATTTCTTTATAAGAGTCTGGGTATCTTTCAAGTGTTTTACATCTGTTGTATAATAAAGAGGCATCTGTTCTATGACCTTTTTACCAAAGTTGGTTTTGGGTTGAAATGCGTATTGGTACATAGATGTACCCGAAGGATCTACAGTTTCTATTAATTCTAAATCAGTGATGATATTTTCATTCAACTTTTGCTTTTCCTTGTTATACAAAATGGGAACTTTGAAATGTTCGTTTATTTTTTCTATATTGGATAATGACATATAAAAAAAATAGAAGAATTATTAGCGTGTTTTACGCGACGCAGTTATTTTATCTTTCTAACTTATCGAGTGTTGAAGGCATCTCCTGGATTTGACAAGAATAATGTGCCTCAATCTCCTTCATCTTCGAAATATCGCGTCGAGTAATCAAGTTAATACCCACACCCTTTCGACCCCAACGCCCAGACCTTCCAATTCTGTGCAAATAAGTGTGTACGCACTTGGAAATATCAAAGTTAATAACAACACTCACTTGTTGTATATCAATACCTCGTGCAGTCACATTTGAAGAGATGAGCACTCGATACTTGCCTGTTCTAAACTCGGCAAATGCGTTATCGCGGTCCGCCTTTTCCATTCCACTATGGATTCGGCACACTGGAAACCCATCCTCAATCATTGCGTCATACAGGTCAGAAACTCTCTTAACGCTATTACAGTAAATAATACACTGCGATAATGAAATAACCGCATACAAATCTTTTAGAGTTGCATACTTTTGCTTGTCGTCTTCTACAGCTACATAATATTGTGAAATACCTTCTAATGTCAGTTGTTCAGCTTTCACGGAAACACGCACAGGATCGCGCATCAATTTTGATGTAATGGAATAAATATATGATGGTAATGTTGCACTAAAAAGTGCAACTTGAATGTCCTTGTTGAAATTCTGGAAAATATTATACACTTGCTCCTTGAATCCCGTTGAAAACATCTCATCCGCCTCGTCCAAAATAACAAGCTTCACTTTCTTGGCAGAAAATGTGTTTCTGCGAATCATATCATATACTCGACCAGGACACCCCACAATCACATGTGGGGAATTCTTCTTCAAATTATCTACATCCTCGTCAATCGAACAACCACCTATCAAAATCTGCACCTTCAAATCGTCCATCATATTTCCTAGACCTCTAAATACATTTGCAGTCTGAATACTTAATTCCCTGGTTGGCGATAAGACTAGCACTTGCGGATACTTTTCAGCAATATTTACATTTGATAATGCACCAATCGTAAAAGTCGCGGTTTTACCCGTACCGGATTGCGCTTGCCCAATAATATCCTTCTTCATCATCATAGGTTTGATCGCCTTCTTTTGAATTGGACTCGGATTCTCAAATCCATATGCATAAATACCTCTTAACAAATCTGTTGGTATCTCCAATTCATCCCAAGTATTAAATTCATACGAAGAGTCATATTCATTACTCTCTTCCATATTTCCATGCGTGTTTTCGTTTTCGTTTTCAACTGACATAATATTATTTATAGTGATTTTATATTTAAGTGGATTTATATTATTAAATATATATTACATATTACAA